AATAACTACAAGATTAGATTTATTTATACCTTCTAATTGAGAATTAATCTGACTTTCCTTAAGACTTATATTTCTAATAAATTCAGAAACTACAATAGTAAAAGGAGGTACAAACAATATCACACAAGCATATCCAAATAGTGATAATTTATATGATACTTCGCAAACCCCAAAAACAATACAGGATTGAACCAAAAAGAAAGTACAGATTATCAATATTGATAACCAGGCTGAAATTTGAGATTTTAGGCTAAGGTTAAACAAGATCTTTACTCTCAATGAGTGTATATGTAAATGAATTACCCCAGATGTCTTCAGCCTGAATTGCTAGCCACATCAGCTTGTTAAAGTCTTCATAATTAGCAATAACCTGACAACCGGCGCTCCATTTGTCTATCTGAGTTGAAGTTCCAGATGCTGAAGCTCTATGAATGTTAATACCAAAGATACCTTCTTGGATTTTTGCTGGATCCATATCATAACAGTTATCTCTATTAGAGTCTCGATATACTTTTACAGGTCTGGCCTGTTTCAAAGCTTTATATTTGCCTTGATGCATTCCAAGCACATGAGAGCTTCGATATTGTCCTGGAACCATGATAGCAACGCCGTCTGAATTGAGTAGGTTTTCAGTGTAATATTTACCTGGATCAGTTGTTGCGTTCCATTGATGAAAGTTCCAATCATTTCCAACTTTATATGTTACAGTGACCAAATCGTCGAACTTATTAGTCACTTCATCATGTGTTTCAGAATTTCTAACACCTACAATGTTAAGATTGTAATTACCATTCTCAAACCATTTGTAACCTTTAGATTTTACTGCTGTTTCAATTTGCTCTCTTGTAAAATTCATATTACCTTTTTAAGACAACCAATCATCAAGCTCTTGGGACGATAGCATACCTAATTCCTTATTGCAAATTTTACAAGCCTTTATAGGTCTGCCGTCTTCCTTTTGCTTTATGTATTCTTCGTGTTTACAGTTGTCTTGTAGTTCCTTTAATTGTTGTTCAAATTCAATTATTTTTTGTTCGATATTTTTTGCGTTGTTCATTATAATCTCCTAGATTATAGTACAATCGCTGAATCCAATCGTTTCCTATATTTACTGTACTTCGCATTGCCCACCTGCACATGCTAATTCACCTGAAAGATCTGTCATGTCTTCTACCTCAATAACTTTGGTCAAATCGACCTCCTTTAAACTGGATAGCAGCTCATTGTATTTGTCTTCCGTAATATCCTCAAATGGTGCTTGAGTATATGTTCCACCGTTGTAAGGTAATACAGATAGACCGTTATAATAGTCCCTGTTTTCCCACATCCATTCACCGGCATCGGACCATTCATCCTCTTTTAATGATACAGTTGCTGAAACGTTATGTGAGTTAGAACCTTTCTGATGACCGGGTTTTACCCATTCTGATGATACCTTTTTTATTCTTTCAAGAAGAGCAAACGGTGATTCTGTTCTCAAAATAGCTCCTTGAGGTGCTTTTTGTGGAATGCTGATAACAGCAGTATCATGAGGTCTAAAATACTCATCCTCTACTAGTTCAGGATGGTATATAGATAAGTATGTATATATAGCCTCATTTTTGCCAACTCTAATACGTCTAATATAATAATCATTGTGCCATGCATGAATACCTGAACTGGTACCAAGAACAAGACTGGTTGTACCTGCAGGTTTTACAGTAGTAGCACGTGCAGATGAATTGATGCCAATTAGTTTGGCAATTCTTTTATTTTCTTTAACTACAAGATTAGCAGCCGATGACATATCATAGCCAAGTACTGTTCCTGAGCCAATGCCTGTCATTGAAATACCTATCAATGCATCTTTTTCAGTTGTTTCTCTCCAGATTTCTCGCAAATAATGAAAGTCTGTATATCCAGCTTGTAAAGTACCAATCAATGTAGCAGCTTTTACCCTGGCTTCAAAGTCTTCCTGAGACTCAATATCACTAGCATTTACCTCACAAAGATTACAGAACTGATAAGGTCGTAGTGCAATTTCACAACAAGGATTTGTACCCCAGTCTTTGTCATTATTCAAATAGATACCGGGTTCTCCAGCACCTGAAAGTTCTACTCGCTTCCATAGGTCCATAAAGAACTCTTTGGTAACTTTATGTCGCATAAGTACTGCAGAATTGTTTGCTCGACCTCGCTGAGGATTAAGTTCCCACCAATCGCCAGCCTTACATGATATCATTTCGTCATCGTCTGCATTAAATAGCGATATAAGCGCTGCACGCCTAATCCCACCAGCAAGAACGGCATCAGCAATATGGCAAACCATATCATGGACATCAAGAGTCGAGAGCTTCTCGCCATTTTGTTTCTCATTTAAGATCCCTTTAAGTTTTAGTATACATTCCTTAAGTGGCTGCGGACCTGGAGCCTTGCCACCTGAAGTGATTAACCTAGAACCTTTAGGTCTAATATCTGAAAAGTCAAATTTGATACTAGAGCCGCCCTTAAAATAACTTTGAAGCAAAACCTTGATGGCATCTGCCCAGCCTTCGATGTTGTCACTTACTAAAAAGCGCTTTGTTCGTTTTACGTATGGTTTTCTGATTTCAGGTAGTGATTCTACATGATGACGCTGTACAGAATAGCCAACGCCAGTACCGCCGAGTAGCAGGAACATGACTTCACTAAATGAATCAGGATGATCAATAGGTAAATATGCACAGTTGTATACCCTGTTCGGTGAAATTTCAATAGGCTTTCCACCGAATTGTAGACTGCGCATTGATGGTAGAACCTTTTTGTCATATACAAGCTTATATGCATCTTCAATCTCGGACTTCAAATCTGGATATTTCTTTATATGCATAGCCTTATTACGATCTACGATTTCAGACCATGTTTCTCTGCGTTGTAGGTCTTCATTATATTTTGCATATTTCATATAAACTGTGATATCACTAAGAATCGAAGTGGAGACGTCCATGTGTTTTCCTTTATTGTGTTAAAATTGATGTGTGGGATAAATATGATATATACTTACTGTTGAGGCATATTGGCAAATTTATCTTTGAGCATTTTTCTAATATACTCACTGCCTTGATTTATTTCTTGTTGCGTTTCTTGACCCTGTGCAGAATTAGGCTCATATATCTCAATATGACCATTGCCTGCATTCATTTTACTAGGGAATGTTATACCGTCAGGACCAAACCTGTTCTTAATTAAATGCCAACGTCCAGTGTTAGCCGTTTTGTCTTCAAGTTTACGACTTAAAGATATTACAAAATCGGCAATCATAATCTTAGAATATGACTCTGCGATCTTATCAGCCTGTATTATTTCCTCATTAATTGCACTTCTATTGGCTTGAGAAGCAGTCCAGATTGGAACATCTAACTCACCGGCTAGACCTCGAAGATCTTCATAAATATTACCTAGTTCATGACGGACTTCGCGATTATTTAAGCCTTGTCCACGTAACAGGTCTGCATAGTCAACTATAACCATGTCCGGTTTTTTACCCTGAATTCTGCACTTTTCAATATGTGCTGCAAGTGAATTTACAGTAGCTCCTTTAGTAGGAAAGTATTTAACGATCAACTCGCCTTTAAGATTATTGACAACTTTTTCAACATCATCTATATTGTACTTTAGCTCTTGAGCCGAAATACCTGTAAAAATACTATCATACCTGAGACCAACATAATTCTGATTGAGCTCTAATGTATAATGGACTACGGTTTTTCCTTTTTTAACAGCATGAGCTCCTACATTAGCTAATGCCCATGATTTACCTATACCAGCAGGAGCAACAAATACGCCTAATTCACCGCCTGCTAAGCCACCATCTGCTAAATTATTTATTACATCCCATTCAGTAGGTATGCAATCTCTAATATTCACTGTATAGCGCTCCTTGACATTATCTGCATATTCAAGACCAATATTCCTTTCAGTGCCGGCCTTCATTGCAGTGTCTATAGTAGTCTTGATGCCGTCATAGTCGCCTGACTGTAATAAGTCTACGGAAGTCATAATAGCCTTTTTCAGATTCTGATTCTTACAAAAGTCTATTGTCTGTGCTTTAACAAACTCCAGGTCTGTAGCTTCTAAATTAGCTATAACGTCCTTTAAGTTGTCGACTATCTGAGTCTTTAGTACAGCGTCTTCCACTTCACTAGACATAACCTTAAATACTTCCAGGGTCGGAGACTCCTTGTACTTAAGATGATAGCTTATGACAGACTCACATAGCCAACGTATAGAGTCATTTTCAAAATAACTACCTTCTAGTATATCATGGACTTGCTGTAAAAAGCTAGAGTCCCGAAGTAAGGCTGATACAATCTTAATTTGAAAACTGTATCCATAATCACTTAATCTATCGCTCATTTGTTATCCCTTATTGCGTCAATTGGAACCCATACTGATCTGAGCCACAAGTCTAAGTTTTTGAGAAGATGCATTGAATCTTCAGTCAACATTTGAATGAACTTGACCATATTTAAGGCTTGCACAGGTTTACTTGTGATATTCAGTAACGATTCACGAGCATAACCTGAAACTTCTACATCATATAGTTGCATAATACGATAGTTGACTTTGACAATGTCTTTATTGTCGAGTATTCTTTGACAGACTTTAGCAGTAGAATCAGACTGCTCTATAAGATCAAAAAGGCCGTTTATTGTTATCTTGCTTTCACCAAATAGTGAAGGAATTGCTTTCTGTATAGTTTTTAAGCCTGCACCTTGTACGCCTGAAATATTGTCAGACTTGTCGCCCAATATAGCACGTAATACTGCCAGATTTTCAGGCATAATACCGAATAATTCTTGAACTTCATTCCTGAAATAGAATACCTTTTTTGTCGGGGACCATACGCAGCATTTTTCATCGACCAGTTGTAGAAAGTCCTTGTCTGTTGACATAATGAACTTGTTTGAATCTGGATAGATCTGCTTTGCTATGTATGCGATAGCATCGTCAGCTTCAATATTTTCAGTTGACATAACAGTTACAGGTAATACAGATAGATAGTCCGTAAGCCTGGTGAGTTGTTGTGACATCAGAAGCCTAGTATCATCAGTACTAAATGTTTTACCGTGAGCACTCATAACAGGTTTACGACCTGCTTTATAGTCTGGATATATTTTACGTCTACGAGCTGAACCGCCTTTACCGTCAAAGCATATAATAACCCGAGTAGGTTTTATTTGCTTGATTGCTGCACCTAAGCCAAGTAGAAAACCCTTAATGCCGCCGACAGGAACACCGTTTTCATTCTGACTTGGATTGATTGTAAAGTTGCGAATAAATAAGTTCAGACCGTCAACAAGTAGTATACGATCATCCTGAGCCATTTTAGGTTGTTCAGATAGATTGGCTAGGATGTCTTTGTAGCGTTGTTTACTCATAGTATGGTCGTTTATTGTACATTACTAATATACCTATAATATTTGATATCTCAAAGTATTTTTCTGTAAAAACACCAAACCACCTACGTTAATAGGTGGCTGGCATTTAGCGATTACGTGATTGGATTCACCACAATTAAGCAAATCAATTAAAATCCTCATTGCTAATCACAGAGTCGTATATGTACTTATTATCAACCGTCAGGAAGATCATTAGTTCCAATTTCTATGTCGTCAATACCGACATCATCAGACTTATACGACATTATAACCGCATCACAGATTCTAGAATATATTTGATCCTTGATTCTAGTATCATGTAATATTTTATCTTCAAAGTCCTTAGACAGGAATTTAGTCATTTCACCAGTTTCGGTATCAGTGTATGTATACCAACTTCCACCTTGATCAACTAGCTTATAGTCTTTCATAAGTTGAAGCCAACTACCATAATCATCAATTCCTGAATCGAATCTGATGTCAAACTCGGCCGTTCTCAATGGTGGACCCATTCTATTCTTGACAACCTGAGCCTTGGTTTTGATACCAATTACGTTCTCTTTCTTCAGCTCTTTGTCTTTGACTTTTATTTGGCCCATACCCTTAAGTCTCAATCTACAACTTGCATGAAACTGTAAAGCCTTTCCACCACTTGTAGTCCATGGATCACCAAAACTAACACCCAACTTTTGTCTGAGTTGATTCGTAAATACAAGACAAATACGCTGACGACCAATAAGCTGCGTTATTTTACGCATGGCCTTTGAAAGAACAAGCGCTTTAGCAGTAGCCCATCCGTCTTTCTCGTAATCAGCTGCTTGTTCAAGTTTAGTAGTAGCTGCAGCAACTGAATCCACTGCAATTGTTACTAGACGATCTTTGTCACTTTCACGAACCTTTAAGATGATGTTTTCAATAACTTCAAAAATATCTTCTACAGCTTCAAGTTGGATATATAGCAGTTGGCTAACATCGATACCAATAGCCCTAGCAAACTCTTCATTAAGGGCATTTTCAGTATCGATGTATACAGCCAAACCACCGGCCTTCTGAGTATTCGCTAATACATGAGCGGTTATCAGCGATTTACCACTAGCTTCCATACCTGTAATTTCAGTAATACGACCAACAGGTAGTCCGCCATCAGGCCTGTTTGAAATGGCTAGATCTAAGAGCGATGAGCCAGTACTAATCCATTCTGTAAGATCAGTAGGTGTTTCTTCAGTGCCGTCTAAAAAATATGCAACCTTTACGTCACTGAATTTATTGTTTAGCGTTTCGGCTAATGTTCCGGCTAAATCGTCTCTTAGATTTGCGTTACTTAGTGTATCTTTCTTTTTTCTAGCCATAGTTCTCCTTAGCTATTGAATAGTTCGTCAAACGCACTATCAATATCACCTGTAGATTTTGCACCGACACTTGCAGCTTGCGATTGCGTTGATGTATCTTGTGTAGACTCTTCAGTATCACCACCATCGAGCCATTCTTGAAGTATAGTCTTAAGTTCGTCGTAAGACTTCTTCTTGTAAATTTCAAATAGATCGACTTGACCATTTACAATTTGATCAAGTAGATTGGCATCTTCTGTTGCCGGTGACTGATTAGGTTTTACCATAATTGACGTCTTTGCATAAGTGCCATTACCATCACCTGGAGTAAAGTTTACAGTGATATCTCGACCAGACTTCAAGTCAGTAATATCACCATAGTCTGGATCAGCCAAGAATTGAAGAAGCTCTTGATAGACTTGCTTGCCAAAGCCCCAGTACTTAACGCCTTCGGATTCTTTGCCTCTTACAATAACAGGGACTAGTACTCGCATTTTCGGTGTAAGCTTCTTTGCAAGTTGAAAGTCATCGCTGTTTCCACTATTTCGAAGTTGATCAGCAAATTCAACAACAGGATCTGCTTCACCAAATGTAATAGGGCTAAGGTGATTTCTCTTGCCAATGTTATAATGAAAGTACAACTCGTTGAACGGATTGTCCTTGTTGTACTGATATGGTACAAGTCTAATTTGATTTTTACCAGGTTCTGGGCGCCAAAGATTTGACGACTTCTTTGTTGAATTCTGTAGAGTATTCAACTTCTTGCGGATTGCATCTAAGTCAATTGCCATTTGTTATTCCTTTTTTTGATTTGATTTATGATTGATACTAATATACTAATTCTTTTTGACTATCCAAAGGGAATTTGCTAGAATAATCGATAATAGCCAATTCCTTGGCTTTGCTTTCGACCATGATATCAATGCTGTAGCCATGATCGTCGATCTCGTTGTAAATATAGTCGCTGTGTGCACGAGGGGTAACTTTTTCATCGATGCCGTTCATAGCGTATTCGATGTCACGACCTTCGCTGTAGTGTGTACAAGGCTTGACAGTATCAGGCCAGGTACTCATTGCTAGTTCAAGGGCTTCACGCTCAGACAAATCACCTGTACAGAACTTGTGATGGTGATAGTCAAATACAATCGGAATGCCAATGACGTTGTGTACGCCTTCGTATAGATCGCGAACACTGAACATGTTTGCTTTGTCGTCGTTTTCAACAGTAAGCCGCGTTTGGGTACTTGGTGCAAGACGTTTGAAGTTTTTGCAGAAGCGTTCGAGTGCAGAAGCCTTATCACCATAAGCACCGCCGACATGGATATTGATCTTGTTGTAAGGAGTCTGACTGAGACCCATGAAGTCGAATATTTTGCCGTGATTGTCAAGATCGACAATAGCATTTGCAACTACAGCTTCGTCAGGTGAGGCTAGAACGCAGAACTGACCAGGGTGAAAGCTGAGACGTTGACCTGCTTCAGTAGCAAGACGACCGCATTCGATCAGCGTATTTAGAATTTGCTTTGAATCTTTGAGATCGTGTAGATCGTATTTAGAAAACCATGGAAACAAGTTGCTAGATATACGAAATAGCATAACGTCGTTGTCAATATTCCACTGGATAATTTTCTTAAGGTCAGTAACATTAGCTAGCACAAGATTGCTGATGTGGTCTAGACCTTTAGATTCAAATGTACGTTTTGTACAGCGCCTGTTGGTAGTAATGCCTTGCTCGCGCAAAGTCATATTGATACAGGCATAACCAAGATTTGATTGCATATCGTTTTGTTTTTTGTTCAATACTAATCTAACAATAATATTTCAGAAGCCAAAGACTTATTTTGAAAAAACCTGAAGTAGGACAATAGCGAAAGCCAGGAGTATACACACTCCGGTTTTGATATCTGGCAGTTCACCTTTAAATACAGCAGTAAGAGTAAAGAAGGTGATCATACCTAAACTAAATCCAAGTACTCTGCCAGGCCACAATAACCCGTCAAAATATTCTACACACAGTTTTGTTGTGTTAATAAAGATGTAGGATATCGGTACACTGAATGTACAGGCCATGATAAACGGGTTATCTTTAGCCCATGAACTAAAGAACTGGGCGTTCGATTGTATCCATATCAGGGTTTGACCCAGGACAATAAGTAAAATTGGGTAAAGCAACTTCATATATCAAATATAACTAAAAAGTTTGTAACGTCAAAGATTTACTATTTCTTTAATTGCTGTTGGAACTTCTCTAAGACCGGACTCACCATATAGAATGATCATATTTCGGTAGTTGTTCCATGGAACTTGATATGACTGATCTAAAACGCCATTGTTGAGTTGTTTGATTAATGCATTAAGTGCGTTTATAGTATACAACGTATTTGTAGTCTTCTTTCTGTGTAAGCTAATCGTTGAGTCTAAACTAGCCTGATAATTAGATTGCTCTACATTGTAGGTGCACATAAGCTCGTCTTCGTCATCTTCATTTTCAAGTATGAATATACGACCAAAAACTATTGTGTAGTGATTCGTTATTTTGTTTACTGTTCCGGCTACATAATTAGGCGTTGTAAACGTACATAATAATTGGGTCTTCATCCATCGCCCCTATATCTATCAACTTCCAGGTATTATTTCAGACCAATCTTTAACTAGCCATTTAGCATCCGATGTAGTTATAATAGACCCGTTCATCTGACCGTCTTTCCATCTAAACTTAATCGATATGGTTCCTAGTTTTTTACCTTGTGGATTAGCTATACTGAGGATAAACTCATATCCGCCGCCATACGGTTTATATTCATAATTAAACTGCAAATCTTTTGTAAGCGTATCAAATGATTTTTCACCAGGGATAAACTTAAAGTCTTTACCACCTTTTGCAGCATAGTATAAATCGCTTTCCTGAACAGACAATTGCTTCTTAAATAAAGAAGCTAGTCCAGCCTTGATCTCCGGTTCAATAGATCTAAAATAACCGCCAAAAATATTGTTGAAGTATACGTTACGTACTTTCTGCCATTCAGGCCATTTTTTAACTTCAAACAATTTCTTACAAAAATACCTTAAACCGGCTTTCTGAGTCTTAGATACGTTTAGACCTTTTAACCCTGCAACAGAAGCTAGAAGATCTATTTGTTCAGGTGTCATCTTTTGTTTCTGATATTTAGACCAGTCTGAACCAACAGAACGTTGTAATTTTTTAGCTTCAGCTATGGCGGTTTTGTTTTTAGATAGTTCAAATTCCTTAACGAATAGTTTCATCCAATCACCGGTCATCTTGTTAAAATCACTAGAATATTCCTTCATGATTTCTTTCATGATGTTCACTTTTGGATTACTACCTAAAATAGCTTGTGCAAAAGTGTTGACTGTAAGATTTTTTAATTGACCGGCCCCATATTTTAATGAAACGCCATATTTACCGTCAACAACTATATCTGCAGCGCCAAATTTAGATGCATCATTAGTAGGACCAGTCCACCAAACTTTTTTAGCTCTACCGAAGTTTGATCGTATTTTAGAAGCTATTGATTTAGCATCGGCAATCAAGGCCGGTTTCGGTATTGATTCAGCATTCAGATATCTATTCTGCGGTAGAGTTTGTATATCTAATTTGGATAGACCTGCATCAACTGCATGTATAGTACCGTTTTTGAAGTATCGTAATATGTCTTCGCCGGTTTCAATCTTAGCGGAAGGATCGGCTACAAAGATACCAGTAGCAACTTCATGAAATAATGTAGTTGCGGATGTATCGGGACCCTCTGTTAAAATGTCTACTAGTCTTATCATACAAATAAATATCAGTTACTGGATCTAATGTCATGGAACGTAACGCCCTCTTTGACTGTAACAGGATGAGGTAGTTGACTGACAATATTTTCTATTGCAGTCTCAGTATCAAACAGAAAGCTGTCATATGCATACATACTTGGAACTATATCAAGGCGGTTTATTGTTTCGGCATTTTCACATGTTTCAAGAGCACAAATGTAGTAATTGAGCAACTGGCCACTATCCTTGATGTTATTAGAGATATGTCTACCTGATGTCGGACAAGCCACAAAGCCGTCTTTTAGATACTTAGACCATAGATCCCGTTTAAATTCATTCAAAAGCTTAAAGAAGCTAATAGCATTAAATTCTTCAGGCATTCTACCATACATGGCCTGGAATGTAACTTGTTTAGCTTCAGTATAATTGTAGTCGTCTGAGTCATAATAGTGATTTGCCAGATATCTGTGAAAACTAGTTTCAGGTGCAGTAAAGTCTATTTGTTTGCTAATTAATCTTAGGTGATGCGCATCATAATCTACTTCATACAATTTACCATTAGTATAACGACTATTATATTTGCTTGCCAAGCCCGTTTTATCATATACAGTACTTCCACTAACATGGCGTTTCGTAGCTCGCCCATTCTTTGTAAACACATTATAGTATGTTGGCTCAAAACCTGAAGTACCGATGAAAAGGCCTCTAGAAGTAACTTTTTCAAATGCAGGTAAGATGACTTCATTGTAATAGTCAAAGCCCGGTGAATCAGGTATTGACTCATCAAGACCTTGCAAATGATCTTGCTGTTCATTTACCTTACAGGCTGGAAGTATTTTGTTATGGTCTAGTCTTGAAGGATAAAGTCTACGAATATGTTGATATGCAGGGATGTATAGATCTTCGTCTAGAATAGTATCGCCGGCATACAGCCACTGTTTCAGTTGTATCGCATTTTCAGATAGCACATGTTAAATATACCCAATTAGTTTGACACTGGAAAGTTATATTCAGACAAATCTGAATGTGAGCCAGCAGCCATATAACCAGTCTGACCTTTGTATAAGTGTGTATGAGTCATAGATCCTATGCCCATGTATTCACCAAACCTTTCTGCATCTTCAATATTCACAAATAGTGGATAAAGGTCGATAAGTGTCAATATCGCAGGCGCATCACTTACATACTCAGTAGGATTGAAGTAAGCATCCTTTAGCCTGTTAGGATATGGAAGTTTGACAATTGAATCTAAGTTAGCATACATTGCTGAAAGACCCTTAAGTTGCCAATTTATGTTTTCTATGTGATAACGTTTACGTAACGGTTTAGACTTGGCATAATACTTGGCCTTTTGAGGATCTATCTCAAATATTCGATTATACATTGGGTCGTACGCATAATTTCTAGAAACTGTGTCTAATCCAGACTTGATGGTAGGTCTGTATGGCTCTGGATATGAAGCTAAATCATCAAAGTCTTTAAGTGTAGACTTGTAAACTAATACCTGTGACGGTATACTAAAATCTGTTAATAATAGATTTGTCTTCTCATCTACCTGTCTGTCGCCTGTATATGCAACACCTTTGAGAGTAAAATAAGGTCCTACATATTCTTGTCCAGTAGACTTGACCTTATATTCACCACCAGAAGTATAGAAATACTTTATCTTTACACTAGATCTAAGACGCGTCACGGTTGCTTTCTCCTCATTACAGTTTCTATACTAGTTTTCCATCCATCAGGTGAAACATCATGAGAAACGCCTGTTACCATAAAGTCGGCATAGTCCTTATAGACACCTGGTATAAAGTTGCCCTGTATTAGTGAACCATACGGAATACCTTCTATTCCATCTAGATCAAATGATAGACTCAAAGGCACTAGTACATTCGGGTCGGTTTCTTCCTTCTTTAATTTTACCTCATCAGTTATGATTGGCAAACGATTAAATGAGGCTTTTACAGCATCTATAGTTGTAGATTCTACACCACTAAACATTTCTTCCAGCGCGGTTTCATATGTTCCCTGTGGATCTTCATCTGTACTACCTCCGCCTCCTTCAGATAATTTAGATTCAGGTTGCTTTAAGTCGGTATTAGAAGGTGTAAGCTCATCCTTACCCGGTTGAAAGCTAAATTCAGAGGATTCGTTATTTGAATCACTTTCACCTGAAGAGTTTGAACCGTATATTAATTGAGCTTTGATACCTGATGGGACCTGTGTGTCTAAAGATACGTTTTGACATATACTATTGACGCCATACATGTTTAAGACGTAAGGCTGTATAGTTTCAGCGACCATATGATTGCTGTCAACAATTTTAAGTAAAGATGGGTCTTGCTCATCAACGATTACGCTTAATTCAAACTTACCATTACAGGCCGTGTTTATAGATCCTAATACTGAATTTAGAAAGTCCTGTAGTTTTACCGATTGTAAGGCTTGTGAAAGTAAGTAATTTATGTTTATATAGATAGACCTTAATTGACCATCCCAATTTACAGACGGTAGACCTTGTATAGGCTTACTTTCTGAATAGTCGTCTAATGCACTTTTACCTGGAATGTGTGCTATCAATGGATCTAATGCATGAACGGAAGCATCATTTGATACTTCAATATCTCTACTGTTTAACGTATAAATGGGTTCATCACTTGTATTAAGTGGAAATACAGTCTTATTTATAATTTCATCTTCAATGTAACCTAAGCTAACATACGCTGTGTCAGTATCTTGAAGAGTATTTCCAAGAAACTCGCCAATGGCAGATATCCAACCTTGATTAGCTTTCTCCTCTTCATCCCGTTCACGTTCTAAAGTTATTGTAAACCAATCGCCAGCTCTAGACTTTTCTTCTGAAATGATATGCTTACGAAGAGCAACTATAGATTTCACTAAATTCGATTGATTCTTCTCAACACCGTCTTCATTAGCAGGGTCAACTTTGTCTCCCTTAGTAGACAGATCAGTATTTACGTCTAAAGCGGCCTCTCCTGGCGTTACAAAATGGCACATACATGAATAGCTACCATTAGTATTTAATGAAAATGTAAAATTATCAACTAACCCTTTATACGCTGTGACACATCCTCGGTTGTCGCTTATAGTTTTACTTACATTCTTTGTAAAATCTTTCAATGCGTCTTTAGATGTTTTATCTGTATTAATAGTAACTCTATCATCTTCATCAGTTACTGACCAACCGAAGTAAACGGCAACTGTTCGACCAAGTTGCATATAAGCCTTGCTCATTGCTGACAGTTGATCATTAGTCCAGCACGTATAATTTACAGTGACTTCTCTAAGAGAACCCAGTGAGCCTTTAAACTTTACACTTATAGAATCTATGCCGGGTAGTGGCGTATTGAAGTCCGGGTCGATCTGATTACTTTCTAATCCTATCTTTGTTGCATCTGTACCGTAAAAAACCGCCCAGGTCTTACGGCCATTATTCCATTTAGATGATTTACTAGAATTTTGGCGACCTGTGATATAATCTTTGACTGGTCCTATTTCTTTTATGATACTCATTAGCCACGGTCGTCATTTAGGTCTTTATATGATTGTATTATGTTATCCACCAACATAGGTATACGAATCTGTAAGCCGGGGTCTACAACTAAAGTGCCTTTACCAATTGCATTAGCTGAGGCTATAATCCACCATAATGATATGTCATCATAATAATTGGCAGCTAGCAAATCAAGTCGATCACCGACCCTACTTAAGATGTATATGTCCTGCTCTGAACGAGGTATAGGCGGATATATGATAGACCTATAAACCTTAGGCTTTGAATCTACTTCGTATCCTTCATATCTTTTCATTAAGCAGCTCCATTAATGTACTTGCGACTTGAATTAAAACTTCCTAGTAATTTACCGCTAATAGACAATGAATACAACATAGGTAGTTGCTTACCTGTTGTTTCTTTGTCCTGTTCACCTAAACCTATGTCCCATGATGTATCTGCATCTACTGTTACAGTAATGCTATCTATTATGACACTTTCATCAGTCCAATAGTCGCCAATAGTCAATGATAGTATTGGACCAACAGCCCTATTAGAGCTAACACTAGGAGAGCATTCCTGAACAAGTTTATTGAGCTTGTCAGTGTTCTTTTGTGAATCTTTAGCCGAAAACGCAGGTATCTTTAAATCAAAGGAGAAGGCCCTTGATGATTTATCAAAAGCATAATTGGGTGACGAGTTTCCAACATAACTATACTCACTCCAACTAAAGTTAATAGTATCTGTAAGTCCAGAATCTAAATATGCTCTGAATTGTTGAGTTCCTAATTTAAACGTTACAAGGTCATCAATTAAAGTATCTTCTTTATCCTCAAGATTACCGTAGTCGGGCAATCCTAAACGAGTAGCCATATTGTCAGCATTATAGTCTGGTAATTTTAAGCCGTGATAATTAGACTTCTTTCTGAAGTCCGGAAATTTATCGTTTGGACCGTCTTTCTTTAGATTCTGATATGTTAATGTCTTGTATTTAGCTAGTCCAAATGAGTTTTCAGCCTCACTGTCAATGTTGTATCGATTCTTATTAACGGTTACAGGACCTTCCTGTCTCTGTTGACCATCAGGATATATCGGCTGACCCATTAGTGTAGTATGCTTACTTACTACAGGCCCTATACTTAAATATGGACTAGTAAATGTATTGTATACTGTAGCATCTTTAACGGCATTTCCTGAATTTGATGTAAACCACACAGTTGCACCTATTCCCATAAAACTATTAGGACCACCTGGGCCTACACTTATAGGAATAGGTGGTATTGTAATTTCAGCATTGGTAACAGGTTGTCCTGGGGCTGTAGGTAATAATAAGTATTGCCCAAACATTTGAGATTGTAGTTTATACAGTCTGTTAGTTACAGTAAAATATGGAGCAAGGTTTGTAGGACTTAAATAGCCTGGTCCAAACGGTAATTTCTGATGATATCCAAACGGCGCTGTAGCTGCGTTAAGCGGCGTTGATAACGGGTTGAATAATCTTTGGTCTACTCTGGCATTCATTTGGAAAAATCCAAGTGTTTCAGCCAGATGTAAAAGGCCTTTTGAACTAGCCAAAGTCTTAGACATTCTAACAACATCAGTACCAGCGTTAACAGCCCGGTTTATCAGATATTGATTTGGATTTGGATCTCCGTTTTGTATACCTTTAATGATGTGTGGACCTGGAACAAATAGGTCTGTCATGACATTGGCTTTTCTAGCCTCTGCTCTGATGTTTTTGAACTCCGCCTCACCAATATGAGTAGTATAATACTCAGTTAACCTTTTTGCAAAGTCGTCATCTGCTAAATCGCCGAATATTGGCATATTATACTCCTATTGGTGCTTTGGCTAGTGTTAATACATCACCGACTTTACGTCCATCAAGATTGATCGTACCGCCAGCTTTAACAACTGTTATTAGTTCGTCTAATTTTTCTATTACACTGTCAGAAGTTGATGCAGCAGGGGCTTCAGTAGTTGTAGTTCCAGTTAAGGCTCCTACAACCGGTGCTAATGAACCTAATGCAAGTAAGGCCGGTAGAACAGGCGTTAACACTAATAAACTAGCAGCCATTGATGCTATACCTACAGATAGTAAACCAAAGGTTGATGCTAACGCAACAAGTCCAGGTACTATCATTACCAAGCCCATTAGCGACTCGGTCATTGGCAACATCATATCAAATGCAGTAGCCATTTCTTGAAGTGCTTTACCTAGTATGTATACTGAACCGGCTACGACGACCATTGCTGCGGCACCGGCTAATATAGCGACTGCACCTACACCAGATGACATAATCAAACCTAAACCTGCAACTGCTGCAGTCAATGCTAACATTGATACAACGGCCATACCTACTGCTTTCCATTCGACCTTCATAAATTCTTGTACTGCTTTACCAAATACGAATACTGCACCGGCTACAATAACCATTGCCGCTGCGCCTTTAACTAATGACATAGGGTTGATCTTACTAAACGTTGACAGGAATCCGCCACCTTTACCTGAACCCTGTTCTGCAGCGGCTGTAGCTTGTGTTACACCGAGAATATTAGTTTTTAAACCAAGCATACTAAGTAAAGGAGCTATACCACCAGCTATACTAACAACACTATCAGCATTCTGAAGGTTTATCTGTTCAGTTAAATTTGAACTTTCACTCAATATTTCACCAGTTTCTTTGTAATGTTCTTTAGCTTCCTCAGACAGACCTGCAATCTTATCTTGATTGGCAATCATTTTCTGAGTATCTTGAACCGACATGCCTATAGACTCAGCCAACGCCTGTTGCTGAATAACTGACATATTGTTGAAGTCATTCAATGTACCAACTTGACTGGTTAGTTCTTTAGTAAGAGTTAAATAGTCACCTTGTAAAGCGGCTTGTCTAGCTCCATCTAGATTAAGTTGACGACCTAATAGTACTTCAGCCTCCATTTGCTTAGATATTGATCCTTCTATATCTAATAAACTATTAGCTGCGCTGTTTATAGATGCCATTTCGATACCTAATTGTTTGGCTGCAATACTAGTTCTAATAAATTCTTTTGCACCATCAGCACCAGATCTAGCAAACATTTCAGTATTTGCAGCAATGTCTTGCATTACTGCACCAGGTGCTACATTATTTGCTATAGCTAAATCAGTAGCAAAGTCCTGCATACTTTTAGAACCTTCAAGTGTTCCGTCAGTAACATCTTTCATGACTGCTTGTAATTTAGCGGCGTTTTCAGCACCAAGGCCGAATCTGACGCTTAAGAAAGTAGCGTTATTTACTGCATCAGCCGTTAAGTTATTTAATGCGCCTGCTTCTGATGTTAAAGCTTGTGCTGCTTGTACAGCATCATCAGTGCTTCCACCTAATAGTGTAGCTTCTGCAGCCGCTACCGCAGTTACTTCAGCTAGCTGCGCTCCTTGAGCTACACCTAAGCCCATAGATTTACTAGCATCAAACATCGCTTTACCAAACTCAAAGGCCTTTGAAGCAAAGAGCGTTAATGCAGCTCCGATTGCTACAGCCGGGTTGGTAGCTATAGCCGTCATAGTATTCAATACACCCTGCATCTTATCCTTTAGAGCGTTAGCTTGATCAGTATAACCCTTCTGGATATCAGCAATTTGTTGATCTATGTTTTCTTGTTCAATCTTTTTTTCTAAAAGAGCTATTTGACTATCTAATTGATCAACCAGACTCTGATTGATAAACCGGCCTAATCTAACCTGCTCTTCAATATACGAGTTTCTATTTTGAATTAACGTATTAAGCTGAGTTGAGCTATCTGATGAATTTTTTAGTTGTTCATTTATCTGTGCAACTAGATCTACAGTTGTTCTTGTATTGCCTGCGACTTCGCTAGCCAGTATATTGGATAGGTCTTTCGCATAGTTACGCGAATTCCTCAGATTTTCTTCTAATTTTCCACTATCTTCAGCCATGAGTTAAAATATCACTTTATATTGAACTGCTTCTTGTATCCGTCTGGAACTTTATCAAGAGATCCGAACATATCGATCAACATATCTTCTATTTCACGCTGTAACCTATCAGATCTTTTTCGCAGTCGAGCCACTTTAGGATCTTTCTTAGCAATTTTACCATAGATCCTATCTATAATACGATCGAATATACCTTCTGCAATTTTACGTTTTGACATATCTATTCTCCGTGTAAATAAATATCAAAAAATATAGATATTAGTGCCGCTTAGACTTTGATTGCGCCTTCTTGATCTCATCAGACTCTTTCTTTTTACGATCCATAAGTGTACGGAAGTAAAAAAGCCTAAGATGAACCGGCATAGTGTATAGATCAGTGTGATTCCATCCACCTTCGCCGTAATAGACCATATCAAAGATCTGAGTGTGTAGCGCTGGGCCGTAGTCAGGCCCTAGGCCAAAAAAACTCAACGGTCATGGGTATTTGCATATCATCAACTTCATGTTCACAGTTGTCACATTGAAAATAGAATGACATGTCGATGTCCGGTGAAAGTCTTTCAATTTCCTTTCTAAAGGCTAACGTGTCTCTAGATAGAAATTCGTTGTCTACAAAGTCATGAATCGTTTTTACAGTTTCATCGCCATCAACTGCAGTGATCATATACTTAAATCGAGTTGACATTTCAGGATTGACATTAGACGATAGCCTCTTTTTCTTTGTCGATTTAACCGCGGTTTCAATCTTACCTTCATCACCGTGAGTCAATAGTTTCCATGTAATGGTCTTCTTACTCGCCGGCAGTACAAACGTAAAACTGTTTTGACCTGCAGTATAAGCATTTTCATCTAGCTCTTTTTCAACCAGTTCCGTTAGATCTACAGTCAGCTTATTCTTTTCACCGCAAGCTGGACATTGTATTTCAACTGGATAATCAGCACCATAGCCAAGTATTCTAGCAGCGACCATTATTGCATTCTTATCACCAACTACCAAGTCGTTATAATTGATAGGTGTTACGATTAGGCTTTTAAGAAGAGCATCGATTACAAGACCCTTTTTAATTAGGTTCTGGCTTGTGAGAATGTCTTCCTCTTTTGCCGTCATGTATTTCATTTCAACTTTGCCAGTCGACAAAGGGTTATCTGGTGGATATACTAAGCCCTTAGATGGAAGTTCAATAGTTTCTGTTGGGAATTTTGAAGTTGAAGCCTTATTGATGTCTTCACCGCTTTGTATAACGTCATTGATTAGTGACTTTTTCAAATCTTCATCAGAAAGTTGTCCTGGATATTCGTCTGTAACTTTTGCCATTTTATCTCCTTTAAAACCGTATATAAATAAATATAGTGACCCATAAAAAAAGCTCAGATAATTCCGAGCTTAATTTAATTGTATATAGATAGTATTAGTAATTTAATACTGCGTAGTCATATCTGATATCACATGTTACTAGTACAGGTGTATGATCATCTTCCCAGTTCATTTCGCCAAAGTCGATATTGATCAACTGTGCACCGAACAACTTCCATTCTTCAACTTTAGCACCTACAGGATCTAGCATATTGAAAACAATATCTTTCTTGTAGAATGCGGCATATCCATCACGTCCTGTTACAGATTCGTGATGAAGTCTTACCCATTCCATAACGGCTTGAGCTGCAGAAGGAACGATAGGATCATAGATTTCTACTCCACTCATTGCTTGCCAGCTAGATCGACCTTTTAGATATCTTTCTACGTTGATGTGCTTTAAAGTTACTTCAGCTTGAGACAAAGTAGGTCTTGACGCCTTTCTTACTAGATAAGCAGGAATACCATCAATGTACATAACGAATCGATTTATAGTTTTAGGCTCAAATCGATTGAACATTAATTCATGTGGTTCTACTGTATTGATTGCCATTTATGTTCTCCTTCTTAGATAAATATCTTAGTCGTCAAAAGTTGCACCGGTTGGTAAGATATTAAAGTCAATTATGATAAATTCAGCCGACTTAGCAGGTTGAATGAATATACCACCTCGTAGTTCGTTTCTGTCAATTACATCAGGTGTATTGTTTTCTTCGTCCATCTGGATTCTGAAAGCGTATAGACCTTGTTGTTCTTGTACACTTGACATGTATGGTTCTACCTGATTGATAAAGCTATTTCGTGTTACTGCAGTGTTGTTTTCAAATACTAGTCTACGACTTACACCGCCAATAAACTTCTTAAGGTCAATCAATAGTCTTCGTACATTTACTCGGTCAAGTGCTGATGCCTTCTTTTGGAGCGTCTTTTGACCGAAAGCAACTAGTCCTTCACCTGGGAAAGATGCTATTGGATTAACATTTGCTTCATATAGAGTATCACGCTGATTGTTTGTCAACTTGTATTGTGGTTGTACAGCTGTTTCAATACCGCCTCTGTTAAGTCCTGCTGGAGCAAACCATTCGTGACTTACACGATCATTAAAAGCATATACACCGGCCATCATTGTCGATGGTGGAACCCAAGCATAACCCCCGGTTACTGTATCAGGTATCAAAATCCATGGATGATACATAGCAGCGTAGCTACTATCAACTTCACCAGCTTCTGTTACTGCGTCAGCGTTACTCATTGCGTATCTTACAGGGTCGATAATTGCAAAGCAATCACCTCTGTTTTCGCAAGCGTTAACAACATGAGTACCTAGCATTGTAGCATGCGATTGCTGATTAAGACCGGGCGTTGCAATAATGTTGATATCAAATTCGTCCGGATTCATTAAAAGACCGAAAGCCTTTTCATACGCATTTTTACCATCGGCAGCGGTTGTAGGATCAAGTCCTTGCACGTTCGTTGCAGTGATCTCATCGTAAAATTTCATTGGATGTTGATAGTCATCTGCACCGTTTTCAAAACTACCGGAGCTATTAGCCGGGAAGCTGGATGCAGTAAGTGCTGCTGTGTTAGTAGTAACGTTGCCGTTTTCATCCAGATAGTTAATGATATTCTGAATAGATGATTCGTCAATTCTAACAAATTTAGATCTGTTAGGGTATGATCCGCTAACATCTGTATAATACGTTGAGCCGTCTTGTCTAACAACTGTTGTTTGTGTTCCAACCCTAAGTCCGATATAATCGGCTGAATTTGGATCCATTGTTAAACCGTTAAACGTTTCTAGAATTACCTTTCTACGTTGAGTATCATTTCCTCTACGAATAACAAGGTTGAATGTTCCCTTGTCCTTGTCTGAACCATTAATTTCCCATCTTAGGTTGTTTGCAGATCCGCTTGGTAAAACACCGTTTGCCAATTCAGCTGCGTTTGCGCCTCTAGTTAAACTGTTAAGATTAGCACCTTCTGACAATGTTTTGATAATAAACGATCCTGTAAAAGGTACTAATGAGCCGGTAGATGGAATACCGGAGCCAGTAGCAGTAGACGCTGTACCAAACTTGAAAATACTTGTCGCTTCGGAAAATGTATCACCCATGACACGTACTACGTAAAGGTTGGCTGAATTTTTTAAATATTCTTTAGCAGCTATTGACGTAAAGAATTGTTTACTAACAGAGCTGGATTCGAATGTTTCTCCAAAAACCTGTACAAATTCATTATAGCTTGTTACTAAAGTAGGTTTCAGAACCGGTCCTTTTACTGTTGGACCAACTATAGCACCTGCCGTTTGTGGAATACCCGGTTGGATAAACGATAAATCATTTTCCTGTGTAAATACGCCAGGACTAACTATTCTTTCAGCCATTTATAATCTCCTATATACAAAAAGTATGATAATTGCTGTGTATAAATATCATAGCCCCGGTTCAAAATTATTGTGCAGGGGTAAATACTCCAGTCTTGATGTCAATGGCTCCTTCACCATACCTTTCTTTCAATTGCTGTGCGGTTGATCGCTCTTCTTCATGTAGATCAACCAGTTGCTTACTCAGTTTAGCTTTACTGTCTTCCAATAAAGCAAGTTGTGAACAAATCTGTCCAAGTTGGACCGCTGTTTCATCATATTCTTTCTGTAACCTTCTAACAAGTGAAATTTCTATATCTGTTAAATTTTGTGACATTGTATAACTCCTTATTTAGTATAAATATTATGGATTGGGTTGAAACTCCTGTAAACCATCGGCATCAAGATCAATTCTAGGGTCGTTAATGTTTCTAACAACTTCAGTATTGAATATTACTTGACGAGTTGAATAGTCTACAGGTTTAAACTCTGACATTTGCTTCTGTACGTTCTGCGGTATGATATAACCATGCATCTCAATATTGAATGCAGCTTTCGCTGCTCGGTCTTGGCCATCTTCTACTGATAGATCAACGCTGAAACTACCAATCTTAGCAAGAAATTTAAAGGAGTCATCGCCCCAGTATTGATTTGCCGCATAGTTAATATCTTCAATGATAACGTTAAGCTGTTCTATATATTCAGTAAGAATAACACAGTCATATGCAAGTTTTACATAATCGGGTATAACAGTATTCAACCGCTTTTCTACTGGCTTTTGACCAGTAAGAATACTAAAATTGTCATACCTGTTACGCTGATTATAGCTCTTAATAGACGATTGATATAAGGGATTGTTTACATCGACTTTAGTACCGATCATCATTCGCTCTACATTAGTTCTTTTATACGTAATAAGTGGCATCATAGCCTTGCCTTTTTTATCACGTATGAATCCGCCTTTCTGTATCGATTTCCAACGTTCAGGATCGGCATAAATTACAGGAATCTGTTCAACAGTTTCTGCGGTCTTGACTGTAGGTTTTATAACGTTCTGAAAATAGTAAGATATAGCACTATCTGCAGTCATAAGCCCTATTTTTATAGGCTCATCTCCCTTTTCACGTCTTATTTGATCTTTTCTGGCCATTATATAAATCTAGGTCTGGATTGATTTCCGACTCTTACCTTTTCAATAGATATCCTGTCTCGACTGGTCTGGTGTGTATTACATACTACAGCAAAGTTATCACCAGTGTCAGATTCTGATTTATCATAGTCTGGATCTTTACCGAAAAGTATCTTATTTTGTATTACGCCGTCAATTTCCCAGTATATGTCGTTCCAATGTATAATGTCACCTACTTCAAGTACTAAATTACTATATTCCCTGAGCTCATGTCTTAAAAATGAGAATGTAGCATTTTGACTAACATTGACAATAGTGTCGGTACTAGCCCAAGACTGATCTTCTAGTTCTATTAAGCAACTTACTCTGACTGCAGTTTTGTATATCTTACGAATAGCTTCGCCATACAAGTTTTCTGATGTTGCATCGACATTAGCTTTATATATGTCAACTGCTACGTCAACTACACCGTTGATTAGCTCTCTATTTATTACTCTAAATAGATTTATGTCCTTTGATTTGCCGAATAAAGACATAATTACCCTATATAAATTGACAATGGTACTCTATTCAGAGTTTCCTGTTGAAATTCACTGATTTCCTTTTGCCTTTCAAACATATTACGCTTACTTGACGATTCCAAGTCCTCTCTTATCTGGGCTATCAAGTTTTCTTTTTCTACTGCAGCTTCAGATCTGAGTGTATCACCGTCTAAGCTGACTTCACCAGCAGGGCTCGGTATTGAACCGTACTTACTACGTATCTCACCTAGTAATTCTTTTGCCAAAGCTAATGTATATTTACGAATCCACTGTCTTCCTGGGCTATTAATAGCGCAATAGTCCATAAACTGATAGTTAATATTACTAAAATCAGAAGTAACGTGCTGAGTACCTAAAGTTTGTGTCTCTCGCTCATCAGTCTTTATATATTGGAAATATAAACTGCCAGTTTGTGCAGTAGGAAATATTCTAAGCCTGTTATTTGTTAATTCAAATGAATACGCCGACTTTCTTACAGTATCATTAAATTCAATTTCCTGTATTCTAAGCAAGTCATCATATACAGGCATCATTAAGTAGTTAATACCTGTAGAATAATTCTGCCAACCAAATGCATCAAGGCCCGCTAAATATGGATCAAAATACCTATTGATTGCAGGGTCAGATTGATAGAATATTCTTTTGATTTCGATAGATGTTGTTCCAGGAGTACCTGATTCAAGTGTTACACTAGACGAATCCGTAAGATCATATACCTGAGTAGAACTGGATAGTTGAAGTGATCCTGTATACCATGTAAGATTACCGCCAGATCCAGCTTCAGATCCATAATCTTTAGCCAAGGAGATCATCGAGTTCAACCCGGTTGATTGAACATTGCGATGTGTAAGATTACTTGCTGTTGAAGCGCCCTGTACCGATAATAAATTGTCTTTAATATTAAA